TCTACCGCGACCATATTTACCAGAAATTCCTCAAAGTCTTCTAAGTTCTCTTCCACAGGACCTTCACCTTCTTTCCATCCTTTTTCGATAGCATTGAAAAATTCTTTCTTCTTGTCATCATCCATTTCACCAGGACTTTTAACCCCAAATTTGGCTAACATTTTGTCATAAAATTCTTTGTATTTCTTTTGGAGTTCAGATTCTTCATCAGTCAATTTTCCGTCATCAATCTCAACTTTTTCATCAACCACTTTTTCTTCTCCAATGATTTTTGGAAGTTTTCTTATTTCACCAGAATTTTTAAGAGCTTTTTTCGCTCTTCCCTCTTGACCCTTCATTACTAAAAGTTTACCATCCTCAAAAAATGGTTCATACCCCAACGGTCCATCTATACCCTCATCATTAAGAATTTCAAGAACATGGGATTCATATCCTTCTGCCATTGGTGAGCCGGTTAATGATGCTCTAATTGCTTCTCTAAAATTCATTTTTCCCTCTTGTTTCATTGTTGGTTTGGTATTAATTTTTTCTTTTTTGCCGGAAAGTTTAACCTCTTGGTCTTTCTTGGCCTGATCTTCATCTTTTAGTTCTTTCTTGATGATAGCAGCTACCTGTGCAACTAAAGCGGGATCTGGACCAGTGATTTTATTATCTGGTTCCTCTCCACCTTCACCTTCTTTTGGTTTTTCTTCGGGTTCTTGCTCATCTTCTTCTGGCTCAGTAGCAGTATCTTTTCCTGCTGGAGTTGGATCACCTACCGGGTCTTCATCCTCGTCATCTTCCTCTTCACCATCTTTTTTTTCTTTTTCTGCTTTGAGTTTCGCCTTGACTTTCTGATCCGCTTCTTTAGCGATCCGGCCGTCACGTTTGACAAGACCAGCGATTACGTTTATTAGATTATCAGATGCCATACATCTCTCCCGAAAATTGTGTAAATGTTTTTTTAGGTTGCGCGTCTTCCGCTACTTCTACTTGAAGTTCATTTAAAAACGAATATTCAAAATCTATTCCTATTCGTTTTCCAACATTCTCCAATAGTTTGATTGCTTTGTTAGAAAATTCTATATAACTCTGTACGTCTTCTTTTTCTACTAATGATTTCGGCGTTGTAGCGATTGTAAGACATTTATCAACCAATATTAGTGATTCTTTCAAATAAGCTATTTCGGCCTTGGTAAACATACTCTCATGCATTGAATTGATGATTTCGTCATACATTTCATAAGCTTCAACGCATGTAGACAGACTCAGGGTTTCATACCCCTTCCACGAAAATTCTTTTGTTTCTACTTGTTCTTTTTTCTCTACCATAATTGGATCTTGCATGCCTCTTCGGCGCTTCATTCCTTCACGAACTACATCTAATCTTAATCCTGCACGAACATCATTAAACATATTTTTTGCATCTTTATTCTTCATTACTATTGGTACTCCCAATTTAAAAGTATCAAAATCACCCTGAACCGCCGCTTCTCTCATCTTAGAAGCAGACATTCCAGAAACGCCTTCGGCATCTGGATCTCGTTCACCAGCACTAATTATCTCTATTTTATCAAATTCATAAAAACCGTGTCTTGATTTTACTCCATTATAAGTATTTAGTAATGAAGAAAAGTCTGCAACTCTATCACTACCCACAACCATCATTAATTTATCATACTTTTCATGTAGTTCAACAGCTACTTCAATAGCAGTCTTGGAATTTGACCTTGTTTGAAAGGATTTCTTCTCTTTCGGAAACGCCTTCTTCATGTACTTGAAAATTTGTGTTTTGGTAAGTGGATTTTTCTTTGCATCCTGTGTACTACTTGTATATACAAGAGCATCACCACCGACTCTTTGTGCTGTTGCGGTTAGCGCATTGAGTAACTTTCCGTGTCCGATAGTAGGAGGATTAAACCTTCCAAATACAAATACTGCTGTTTTCATTAAACTTTACTCCTGTTCTTGGCAGCTTTAACAAGGGCAATTAGTTCTCTATCCATTGGTGCATTTATTGCTTTCTTATACAAACGTGCAAATGCTGGCTCTCCCATTCGTTTATCTTTCATCCTAAATCGTAATTCTTTTTTTCCAGTAACAGGATGTTGCGGAGAACGTACTGCACGCTTATGGTAATAACTTGTTGGGTCCATAAGATAATCATTAAATTTAACCACATCAGTAAACCACCCACCACCAGTATATTCTGGATGTTTTTCATAATAAGATACATGGACATCTTTATCAAAGCCAGATGCTGATTCTTTTAGATAGTTTTTTAGAGTTTTCATGCTAGCACACCGTCATGGTCTTTTGTTGTAAGTTTCAATTTCTTTTGAAGTTTCTTAGTTTTAGTTCCCCAAGAATCATCATCATATACAGCAGGTGGCGACATTGTTGGTGTTTTCCCTTTTTTATGCATCTTCATCCAAAGATCATTGTAACGGTCTTGTTCTTTTTTAGACCATCCACCTTTACCAGCGGCCTTCATACCAAGATCTCCTAGTTCCTTTGCATCTGGGTCTTCTTTTTCTTTTTTGCTAAACCAACCTTCGTGGTATTGTGTAAATGTCTTCATTTGATTATCTTCCCCAATTGTTTATAAAACGATGATACTGCCTTGAAATCTTCTTTTTTCATTGCGTTAATCAATTGGTCCATTACTCTTTTTGTGATATCTACAAGATTTGAAATCTCCTGGTATCCTTCTCCGACATCTTCGTTTTTCTTCTTTTTCCTCTTTGACTTTCGATATGCCATAATAGCGCGATTCATTTCATTATCTTCTTCATCATCAAATCTTTTGACACCCTTACCTCGTCCTCCATATGATCCACTTCCTTTTGTCGCAGGAGAGGGTGGCTGTTTATCAACTTTTCCGCCTTCTTTCTTCCATTTAGCAATAGCCATGGCCCGTTTTAATGCGTCCATTCTCGATTCACCTTCATTAACATCATTATATAATTTCATTCTATTTGCACGACTCATTCCAGCTTTTTTAGCTGCACGTTGCATTCCCGAATCTTTTTCTTTTCCTGGTTTGGGATCATAACATTGGGATTTGTGTAACTTTTTCATAGTGGGAGAACGCAATCTATCTATTGATATATCACATATATTTCCACCTTCTCCAATAAGTGCTTCGTCCTGAAGTTCCTCGTATGATTTTTTCATTAGTACCTTATTTGGTCTAAACTTTGAATTACTCTAATTTTACTACCTTTTCCTTGACCTTTAAAATCTCCCGTTAAGTCATAAGTAGGTGGCCACTTATCCCACCCCTTTTCACCTTTTCCTATTTGTTTCTTTTGAAATGATACATCTCCAAATTTCTTGATATAATCGATGGCATCTTTTTTATCATAAGTCACTAATCTTGCTGTTCCTGTCCAACCCATAACCGTTTGACCATCCGTGTTTACTCTATCATGTCCAACATGGAAAGAATTTTTAGGATATAAGAACTCACCACTTGAATCTTTAGTGATAGTCATGTATAGAGCAGTGCCCTCTTCTTTTCCCTTTGGTTGACCACTAGCGGCTTTGCCTTGTTCCGAATCATCCATCCATAAAAATTTTGAAAAAACTATATTTAGTTTTCCATCTTTACCATTATTACTTAAATCCTTAGAAGAATATTTGGTAATATCTTTTGATTCTTTTATATGTTGTTTAAATGTTTTCATTTGTCCCAATTCTTTGCTGCGTTAAAGTTTTGCATTGAAAATTCCATTCGGTCTACCAATTTAACAGCTCCTCCCTTGAGAGAATCTATAGCTACAAATCCTTCCGGTGCCGTAACCCGATATCCTGTAGATGTTTTTATAAATGTCTTTGTTAATCCCTGAATACTTTCCAACTTACGTACAATCAATAATTTAGCATCAATAAGTAAATTTTGCATAGCAAATATTTTAACAAACTCTGATGAATTCTTTCTCAGGAACCCCACATATTTGTCCATTACTTCTTTTTTGGCCTTCTTACTTTTCTCTTGTTTTACCTTATCAATATCTGCCTTCAATTTGTCATATACATACGCAATCATTCCAGCCGTATGTTTCCTAACATTTTTAACCTTTTCACCTGACCTAACCTTCGTGTTATAATAGGTTTTCACCAGTGTCGATGTTTGCGGGTCATTTGCAATCATTCCCAGGATATTTGAATCTAATCTCTGGAATAAACTTCCTGCTTTTTTCAATATTGCAGTAACTTCTCCTGTTTCCCTCTTTGTCATTGTAGCAGTTCCCGACTGATCTTTGAACGATGCATCGGCTTGCCATACCGTATTTACCTCTCTAAATGAACCTGGATTTACACCAAAAGAGGCGGTCATGTCTTCCATCGTATCGCCACTATAAGTAGTGTGCCATACGATCCCCATATTTGAAGACATCATTTTGGCCGCCAATTTGGATTTCACTGGTACTGCATAAACAATTGTATTCGGTTGAAAGGTAATATATTCTTCGTTATCTATTGTTTCTCTTTTTAAATCATCTGAAGTATACATCATATCACCCTGAAGAACACCCTTAATATTTACTCTGGATAATTCTGCAAGTGCGACTTTGAGTTTGTCTGCCAGTCCTCCGGCATGGTTGTCATCTATATCTGCTTCTGTGTAGTTTATCTTGGCGTTCTTGGCAAATACTCCTTTGGTCCCGACAAAAAATCGGTCATTCTCTGGATTATAGCCAGCGAACACGGCCGGTGCTCCGTCCCATTTTACGGTTACATCGACAGAAGCATTGGCGTGTCCAGCCAGCATATCTCTCAATCCTTGA